TCAGGGGTATTGCCCGCGTCCGCCTGCTGCCGGGTGGCGTGGCGGGCAATCTCAATCAGTTTTTTGCTTTGGCCTTGAAGTAACTGTCAAAAAACGCCTGCACGATGGCCGGGCGGATCGGGTGCACATCACACAAGCTGGCCACGTTGTCCGGGGTGAATTCCAGGGCGTTGCCGTTGTCGTCCAGCAGATCATCACCAAAGCCGGTCAGCACCTGCTCCACCACATCCTGGTCAGTCACCAGGCGCTTGCCATCGTCATCGGTCTCGCCCAGGCTTTTGATCAGCGCATCAAACTCACTGGTGGACAGGCGCGCAAAACGCACCTTGAAACTGATCTTTTGCGCCTTGCCGTTGTCGCCTGGAATCTCGGCGGTGACGACGGCAGCAAAGTCTTTAGAAACTGCAAGCTTGAACGACATGGGTGTTTTCTCTCAGGAAAATGGGTTACAGGGAAATGATGCGCAGCTCGTCGTTGCCGGCCACCGGCATCGGCGCAATGTCAAAGCCGATCAGGCGCATGCCGTTGAAGTCCACCTTCTTCGGGTTGAGCAACTGCACTTGCGGCATGTGCAACATGATCTTGTTGCCACTGGTGCCGCCAATCACGAAGCCCATGCCCGTGAACACGTTGGCCTTCACGTTGGCAATCTGAGTCACCTCCTGCGCAGCAGTCAGGTCCAGCTCCACCGATCCCTTGAGGTTGCGATCGGTCAGCACCACCTGCTCATTGGTCAGCAGTGGTGCAAATGCAGTCACATTGCCCCAGTCCAGCGTCAGGCCAGAGCTGTTGTAGGCCACACCGCCGGACAAAACGCCAGCCGCGTAGGTGCATCCCAGCTGGATGTCGGTCACATTCGCCTTGGTAATGGTGGGCGGAATCTTCCAGGCCGTCAGCACCGCTGTGGCATTGGCGGCCGCCGTGGGCGTGCCATCCACCCCGATAAAGTCAAACGTCAGCTTGGGCGCTTCACCCGACTTGGCCGACAGCTTCACATTGCCAAAGCAGCCCAGCATCTTGTGCAGCAGGCCGTCGTCATACCAGTAGATCGTCAGCGTCTTCATCAGATCGGTGATCGGGCTGTACTCCACCCGATTGGGTGTCAGCAGACCGGTGGTCTCGCTCATGGCGCAACCCAACAGCAACTGGCCCCAGGCAGGCCCCGTGGCCGCCAGGCCCGCGCCGCCCAGCAGCACGCTAAAGCTGCACTTCACACAGCTCGTGGCCACCAGGTCAATGGTGCCGCCAAACCACGGTGTGATGGTGTTCATGCTCACGGTCTTGGCATCCACTGGCGTGATGCTCAGGTCCATCACCTGGATCGCATTGGCCGCGCCCGTGGGCACCGCATCGGTGCCGCTGGTGGTTTCTACTTTCGCCAGAACGACGGTTTTCTTGATCAAGCGCATGGTGTTACTCCGAGGTAGTTAAAGGTGCAGTGGCCTGGTCAGTGGCCGCAGTTTTGTCTTCGCCATAGGGCGGGTTTTCTACCCAGCCGGGCAACGTGTCGTCCCAGTGCCAACTGCCACCGCCGGGAACAGGGGTGTTCTCGGCGGTGGGGATCTGCTCAGCACTTTCGCTTGGGGGGTTATTCTTTGCAGCCATGTCAGGCGCTCCAGTAATAGGTTGTCAGTTGGAACTCATCGCTCCACCACAGACGGAACTCGGTGTCGAGCTCCAGCAAGGCACCACCACTGAAGTGCACAGGCTCACCCGTGGCGGCATCGGGCACCCAGCCAACCAGGAGGGTGCGCAGTGCCATGCGCAGCGGGTGCAGCGCGTCCACAGCGGCAGCGCCGGATGCATCACGCCGGTTGACCAGGCCAATCACGGCGGCAAACGTCTGCACGATCTGCTGATGGGTGCCACTGGTCAGCTCCGAGGCCGTTGCCGTCTCGCGCATTGGCACCAGGAACACACCAGGCAAGGCCAACATGCCCGCCTTGGCCGCAGCCAGGTCAGCGCTCTGGCCAACTGACTTGAAGCCGTAGCCAGGCGCTTGGGCTGTCAATCGGGCAGTGATGAGGCTCAGGTCCATGATCAGTAACTGCTCAGGCTGTCAGCGTCGAACTGCTTGGTGCTGGTGCGCGTGGCCACGGCATTGCCGCTACCACCCACCACCGCCACCGGCGTGATGCCCGCCAACTGCACGTCACCACTGGACAGGCGTTTGAGCAAGCTCACCGCGTCCTGGTAGCGCACGCGCACCGTCTCGGGCGTGCCGTCGTCATACAGCCGATAGCGAACAATCTCGCACGCCAGACGCACCAAAATCACCGGGATGCTGGGCAGCGGCAGTTCGTAACGCGTGGCCAGGTAACTGTCGATCTCGGCATCGGCATCACTGAGCGCACGCCCCAGCACGACCGTATCAATGACAGTGCCATTGGTGCGGTCGGTGCGCTGGGCCAGCTCGGTGGCACCAAAGCGGTCAGTCAGGTCAGCCTGGGTGGCGTAGGTCATGGCGTTTCGGTCTTGTGGCCAATCAGGCGGTCACTGGATCAGCAACTTCAACCGCATTCACGGCCAGCAACTGCGCCAAGTCAGCTTCGCGCACCTCAAAGGTGTCGCCGATCGGAACATTGACGTTGTCATACGTCACCGGGACCAGGGCCGTGACCGTCTTGGTCACCACGTCAGCGGGTATCTTTTTGGTAGCCATCGTCATGCCCCCTTAAGCCACAGCGTTCTGGAAGAAGTAGGCGGCATCAGGCGCGGAAATGACTTCCTTCACCGACTCGCCCACACGGATGATCTGGCCACCACGCAGGCCTTCACGTGGTGCCGGGATGCTGCCCGCGATGCGGGTGCCAAACTGGGCCGTGAAGCCAAAGCAGGGCTGATCGGCATTGGCCAGATCGGTGCCCACATACAGCAGCGCGCAATGTTTGCCCCACACCCGGCTCATGGCGGCGGTCTGGCCCTTCTTGGCCGTGTTCACAAAGCCTGCACCCACAAACACGTCACGCACCTCCAGCAGGGCAGCGAGCTGCTCGCGGGTGATGGCACCGCCCGTCTGGGCGCTGGCATTGGCGGCCTGAATCACCCGGGGGTGCTGGCGCAGCTTGGTCCAAACCGCCTGGCCCAGCACAATGGCGTTGGGCCGAAACAGCGGCACATCCAACGCCGCCAGCAGCGCGTCCAGCGGGTTGCTGTTGGTGAAGTCGCTCCATTGCGACGTACCCGACAGCGTGGCCTGGTTGCCAGCGATGTAGGTCGCCGCATTGAACACTGTGGCTGCCACGCGGATCTCGCGGTCCAGCATTACCAGACCAGCCAGCAAACTGGCGCTCTTGGCCTCGGGGCTGACCGCACTGGCGGGCTTGCTCATGGCTTGCCAGGCTTCAACTTCAGTGTTGGGCAGCAGATCGTCCAGACCCCAGTCCACACACTCGTCATTGACCAACGTGCCGCCAAAATCCACCATAGTGGGCTGCGACTTGCGCCCCACCCGGGTGCTGGGCACGGTGTAGCCATCAGCCTGGTTATATTTGGTGTACGCAAACTTCAGGGGGGTGGAAATGCGCGGCAACACCCCATCTGCAATCAGATCGATGTCGCGGTTCTTGTAGCCAATGGCTACGGCGGTCAACTCCGGGTTGACGGGAAAAGCAGTGGTTGACATGGGGGTCGTTCCTGTTCAGTAAGTAAAGAAATAAAGTCCTGGCCAGCCCTGTGGCTTAGCCCTGCATCACGCCAGCTTCCAGCGCCACGCGGATCACGTCGCCTGCTGCCGTCGCCGCTTCCAGCGCAAAACCAATCACCCGGTTGTTCACGCCAGCACCCGGGGCCGCAGTCACACCGCGCCCCACAGCGTCAGCCGTCACAAAGGCACCCAGGGCAATGGCCGCACCGGCCTCCACAAACGCAATGCCCATCAGCGCCACGTCGCAGCGCTCACCCAGCGCCGGGGCCACATCCGTGTTGACCCCCACCAGGAGGTCGGTGGCGGCAGCCGCGAGAACCACCGTGTCAGCCGCTGAAAGCTTCACGATCCGGTACGCATTGATGGCAGCACCGGCCGTGCAGTTCTTCACCAAAATCAAATTGCTCATGTCAATCTCCGTTTAAAAATGATTCAGTGGCCACGCACCACTTGGGACACAGCGTGGGCATGCGTGATGTGTTGGCCGGCCGCCTCGGCTTGGGCCTGCACCTGGGCGGCTTTGGCTGAAATGGCCTCGGCATCGGTCAGATCCACGGCTGCACCGGCAGCGCGCTCATGGGTGGCATGCTCACCAAACTGCACCAGCGCCGGCAAGGCAGCCAGCGTGGTTTTGAGCTGGTCCAGCAAGGGGGCTTTGGCATCACCCTCACCAAACTCAACCGCTGTGGGTTGCACGGCAAAGTGGTTCAGCGTGGCCACGATCACGCCCCGGGCGGCAGGCGGCAAGCCGGTCAGGCCCTCGCAAAACGCCACGTTGGCGGCATTCACCTGCGCTGTCTGGTGGGCCGCCAGCTCAGCGCGCAGGCGGGTGTTTTCAGCCTCAAGGGCGGCTTTCTCTTCTGGGGTCACGGTGATCTCCTTCGTTGGTTTGGATTCAGAAAATTGGGGGTTTGGCAAGGTGGCGTCAGTGCTGTCAGTGGCAGCGCCAGTAGCCGCTTCAACAGCATCCTCCACGGCCGCCTGTCTCAATTCGTCCTGGGCACCCAGCTCCAGGGCGTTAACGTCATAGTTGGGCAGCACCTTGTCGGCTTCATCTGCGCCAAACTTCACCAGGAACCATTCGCGCAGGTTGCGCCACAGGCCAGCATTGGTCACATCGTCCCAGTCGGAAAACGCTATGCCTTCGCGGAAACAAATGCCGTCATCACCATCGGTGAACCCGGGCGAGTCCAATCCCTTCACACCAGGTGCAGCAGCACCCAGAAAGCCCACGTGGCGCAGATACCAGACACCTGGCTTGGGGTTGTTGGCATCGGTGGGGCGATAAAACTTGGCAGATACGGTGCCGTAGCGGCCTTCGCGCACGGCATCAGCAAATGCTGGATTGACCTGTGATGGGGCTGCAAACAGACCGCGTTCATTGGCCACCAGAGATTTGACCCAGCCTTGCGCCGGATCGTCTGTGGCCGGGTGGCCAATCACGATCGGGGCTTTGGCTACCGTCGGCTCGAAAGCATGGGCAGTCGCCGCCAGGTCTTTGGCTGAGAACTCAATGCTCTCACCCGACATGGCTGTCCACTTGCCGGGCTTGAAGATGTGCAGCAGCTTCGGCGCTGCGTCAGAGGATTGGGGTTTGGCTTGAGGCATACCCGGTACTTTGCCGGGGTGCGCCTCTAAAGTATTTGGAACGAGGGCAGAACTTACACCGGCGTTGCGCCGATGTGTGCCAGGTCAGGCTGGGCTGGGTGTATCGAACAGCCCGACCTGGTTGCCTGAGCGAATGCGCTTTGTCACCCGGGCGATCATCTTGCGCAGGCCGCGCTCACTGATATCGTAGCGTTGCGCTACTTCAGACAGATTGTCGCCCTTGAATGCGTCAAAGATCTCCAGCTCCACCTTGGACAGCTTGCGCCGGTATTCCTTGGGGAAGGTGATATTTTGCCCACCCCAGTGGTCGGCCAGCCGGTCGGCCAGATCACTGGCGATCAGCATCGCCTCATTCTCACCCACACCGTACTCGCCCAGCTGGCGTTGCACCAGGGCCATCAGATCAGCATAAAGCTCATGCCGACGCTCGGCCATGCGGCCATCATTGGGGTCATTCAGTGCCATAGTGGGTCAGCTCCTGATGGGTTCTGTGGGCACACCAGCGCGCACACACCACTTTTTCAGCGCTTCAATCACGCCAGTTACCTGGTGCGTATTCAGGAACCGCCAGGCGTCCACCTTGGTCTGGCGCTTGACATACGCCGTCAACGCCGCATCCGTGTCTGTGCGCACCACGCCAGCATTCGCCAGGGCGTGCCACAGGGCGCGGGCCTTGCCCCAGCGTTCGTCATCGGCATCGTCCCCGCTGCGCTGCACAAAGGGGCGTTTGGCCGGGCGTGGGGCAATCAGTCCGGCGCGCTCTTGCAGGCCGCTCAGATGCGCCAGGTAGTGCTTGCGCTGCAGCGCGCTCATATCGCCACTGCTAGCCTTGCCGGTGACAGACAGCTTCAAGGCGCTGGCATCGTCCGCAGACAATCCCAGCGCTTTCTGTGCCATGTGGATGGCGGCCAACTGCGCCTGGCG